CGCTCGTGGAGCGTGCGATCCGCAACAGCAGCAAGCCGCGCGACACGGTGCTGGACTGCTTTGGCGGCTCGGGCACCACGATGATCGCGGCGGAGCGAACGGGGCGGCGCGCGGTGCTGCTCGAGCTCGATCCCGCCTATGCCGATGTGATCGTACGGCGCTGGCAGGAGGCGACCGGCGAGAGTGCCATCCTCTGCGGGGAGGAGCACAGCTTCACGGACGTCGCCGCCGCGCGATTGATGATCGAGAAAGCCCAATTATAGCAATGAGATAACGCTGCATCTTGCTTGGCTCTCGCGCGGCACAGCGCGAATGGTCCGTCACGCGCAGGGGATGGCCCCCGGCACCACGACGGAGACGACGATGAGCAACCCCACCATCCTCCCCACCGAGAACGAGGCCTGGGGCTTCTGGGGCACCATGGGCGAGCGCGCCACGGCCGCCTGGCCGGTCGCCTTCGCCGCCATCCAGGACGCGACCGGCACGGATCCGGACTCGGTACGCGCCTTCCTCGACAGCCGCCACGGCCGCCACTTCGCAGATGAGGTCAGCAACCACCTCCACGCCGGGGCCACCCTGCCGGACGCCATCGCGCGCGCCACCGCCACCTGGATGGGCTGGCGCATCGGGCGCCGCACCAGCCGCGAGACCGGCATCCCTGCCGGGCTGCCCTACCTGACGGGCTTTGTGATCAGCGAGGGCATCGCCGCCGACGCCGCACGCGAGGACTGACGCGCCCGCTTGCCGCGACGCGGCGCCGCCACCGCCTCGCCGGGACGTCCCGCGGGGCTCGGGGTGGTAGCACCCGGCTGATCGGGTGCCGAACCGGAGACCCCGACGATGAAGCTTTCCGACACCCAGCGCGTGATCCTCACTGCTGCCGCGCAGCACGAATTGGGCCTGGCCCGCTCGCCGAAGACCCTGCCGGCCGCGGCCCGCAACGCGGTGTTCCGCAGCATGATCAAGGCCAGCCTGCTCACCGAGATCAACGCGCCGCGCGAGCATGTCGGGCTCGGCTGGCGCCAGGACGAGGACGGCACCTGGATCGTGGCGCGCATCACGGACGAGGGGCTGCGCGCCATCGGGATCGACCCGAACGAGAACGACAGCACCGCGGCGGACGACGCCACGCAGCACCATCGGGAGGAACCGGCCCAGGACGCACCCACGGCGCCCACGGGCGGGAAGGACGCCGCGCAGGCGGATGGCGACACCACCGCACCCTACGCGGCGCCCACGCCCGCCCCGCGCGCCAGCCTGCGCGACGCCGCCACCGCCTTCCTGGCCGCATGGGACGCCAGCCCCGCGCAGGACGCGACCGACAATCCGATCAGCCAGGCGGTCGAGCAGCTGCGTGCCGCCCTCGCCGGCAAGCCTGCCCGCACGCCGCGCGACCCCGCGGCGCCGCGCAAGGCGCGCGAGGGGACCAAACAGGAGACGGTGCTGGCGCTCCTCCGCCGGCCGGAGGGCGCCACCATCGCGCAGATCTGCGAGGCGACCGGCTGGCAGCAGCACACGGTCCGCGGCTTCTTTGCCGGCCTCAAGAAGCGCCAGGGCATCGAGGTGCAGGTGCTGGAGCGCATCCGCCAGGTCGGACCGAACAAGGAGGGCGCGCGCGGCTCCTATACGGTCTACCATCTGCCGGCCTGATCATCTCGGTACATAGTGGAGCGGCCCGCTTCCTGATGGTGGCGGGCCCTCTCTCGCTCTGAAGGTGCCGCGCGGCGGGAGGTCGCCGCCATGCCTGAATTGACCCCTTCCACCCGCGAGGCCGCACGTCGCATCGGCATCACCGAGACCGCGCTCCGCAAGGCCGAGCAGACCAACCGTATCGCCCGCGAGCCCGATGGCCAGTGGGACATCGACAAGACCCGCCGACGCCTGGTCGAGACGGCCGATCCGGTGCGGTCTCCGCTGGTGGGCGGCGGCAGCGCCGGCAACGCCGGGGATGGCACGCCCTTCGCGCGGCTCAAGGTTGCGCAACTCGCCCTCAAGGTGGAGGCGCAGCGCCTCGCGCTGGACGAGACCAAGCGTCGCCTTCTCGACGTCACCGAGGCCAACGCCGCGCTCGACGAGATCGGCAGCACCATGCGCGACGCCCTGCTGAACTGGCCGGCGCGCGTGTCGGGGCTGATCGCCGCCGAGCTCAGCGTCGATCCACACCTGCTGCAGACCATCCTGCAGGGGCACATCAACGACCTGCTCACGGAGGCCGCCGATCGCTTCGATCCAGCCGGCCTCGGAGGGGATCGGCCTCCGCAGTCGTGAGCATGTGCGCCGTCGCGTCGGCGCCATGCTGCGCCCGCCGCCGCAGCTCACCGTCTCGGAATGGGCGGAGCGGCACCGCATGTTGGGCTCGCGCGCCTCCGCCGAGCCCGGCCCATGGCGGACGTCGCGCACGCCCTATCTGCGCGACGTGATGGACGCGCTCTCGGCGGTGCATCCCGCGCGACGCGTCGTGTTCATGAAAGGGGCCCAGGTCGGCGCGACCGAGAGCGGCAACAATTGGCTCGGCTACATCATGCACCATGTGCCGGCGCCGGCGCTGGCGGTGCAGCCGACCGTGGAATTGGCCAAGCGCTTCTCGCGGCAGCGCATCGACCCGCTGCTGGAGGAGACGCCAGCCGTCAAGGAGCGCGTCGCACCCGCCCGAGCCCGCGACAGCGGCAACACGATGCTGTCCAAGGAATTCCCCGGCGGCATCCTGGTGCTGACGGGTGCAAACAGCGCGGTCGGGCTGCGCTCGATGACGGCGCGGTTCCTGTTCCTCGACGAGGTGGATGCCTATCCCGGCGATGTCGCCGGCGAGGGTGACCCCATCGCACTCGCCGAAGCCCGCGCCCGCACCTTCGGCTGGCGGCGCAAGGCCTTCCTGGTCAGCACGCCCACCATCGCCGGCCGCAGCCGGATTGAGCGGGAGTATCTGGCCAGCGACCAGCGGCGGTTCTTTGTGCCGTGTCCCGCCTGCGGGGAGATGCAGTGGCTCCGCTTCGAACGGTTGATCTGGGAGAAGGGGGCGCCGGAGACAGCGCGCTATCACTGCGCGGCCTGCGACCACCCCATGGCCGAGCACGACAAGACCGGGATGCTGGCCGCGGGCGAATGGCGAGCCACCACCGAGGGCAAGGATCCGCACACGATCGGCTTTCACATCTCGGCGCTCTACTCGCCGGTGGGCTGGCTCTCCTGGGCGCAGATCGCGCGCGACTGGGAGGCGGCCCAGGGCAAGCCCGAGGACATCAAGACCTTCAAGAACACGGTGCTCGGCGAGACCTGGCAGGAGCAGGGCGAGGCGCCCGATTGGGAGCGGCTCGTCGAGCGCCGCGAGGACTTTTCCATGGGCGTGGTGCCGCCCGGCGCGCTGGTGCTGACCGCGGGCGTGGACGTCCAGGACGATCGCCTCGAGTGTGACGTCTGGGGCTGGGCGGAGGGGTTCTCGTCCTGGCTCGTCGATCACGTGGTGATCCCCGGCAGCCCGCGCGACCGGGAGCCCTGGGACGGACTGGCCAAGCTGCTGGCGAGAGACTGGCCGTGCCACGGCGTCGGCGCTATGCGCATCGCCCGGCTCTGCGTCGACACCGGCGGCCGCGATACGGCTGCGGTCTACGGCCACCTGCGCCGGCTGCGCGATCCGCGCATCGCGCCGACCAAGGGCGTCGACGGCTGGAACCGGGCACAGCCCGTCCAGGGCCCGACGCCGGTGGATGCGCTGGTCGATGGCCGCAAGCTCCGCCGTGGCCTCAAGCTCTGGACCGTTTCGGTCTCCACCTGGAAGGCCGATCTCTATCGCCGGCTCTGGTTGGGCCGCGGTGACACGGATGAGTTCCCGCCCGGCTGGGTGCACCTGCCGTGCGGCATCGAGACCGAATGGGTCAAGCAGCTGGTCGCCGAGCAGCTGCGCACCACCAAGGATCGACGCGGCTTCGCGCGACAGGAATGGGCCAAGCTGCGCGAGCGGAATGAGGCGTTGGACTGCGCGGTGCTGGCGCGCGCCGCGCTCTGGCTGCTCGGCGCGGACCGCTATGGCGAGCGCTTCTGGGCGCAGCTGCGCGAGCAGATCGCCGATGCGCCGTTCGCTCCTCCCGCGCCCGAGCCACCGCCCGCAGCGCCATCGCCGGCATCTCCCGCGCCGACCACCACGCGCCCCACCACCTGGCTCGCCCCACGCAGCAACTGGCTGCGCTGATCGCTTCATCGCAGGCAGGCCCGGTGGCCGCGCCCGGCTCATTCCCGGGACCGGCGGGGTTCGACTCCCCGGCCTGCACCCCTTCGCGGAGACCATGCATGCTCATCACCGACCCCGACTGGTCTGCCCCGCCGGTGGCCTTCGCCGACGCCTTCCTCGACCCCGCCGGCCGCCTCAAGATCGCCCGCGCCCAGAACATCTACGACGTCGATTTCGAGTACGGCCAACAATCCCTGCGCTGGGAGAATTTCACCGCCGGCACCGGCGCCATCACGCACATGCCCATGGAGGGCGGCGTGCGGCTGCGCGTCGCGGCCAACACCGACATCGCCATCCGCCAGTCCAAGCCCTATTTCCGCTACCAGCCCTCCAAGGGCGTCTCCGCCTCCGCCGCCGTGCTGTTCGGCGCGCCCGCCACGGGCGTGATCCGACGCGTCGGCCTGTTCGACGCCGACAATGGCGTGTTCTTCGAGCAGGACGCGACCGGCCTCTGGGCCGTGCGCCGCGCCAACACCGGGGCGGGCGTCGTTGACACCCGCGTCGCCCAGGCCGCCTGGTCCATCGACCCGCTGAATGGCCGCGGCCGATCGGGACGCGTGCTCGATCCCGCGCGCATCCAGATGGCGGTGCTGGACTATGCCTGGTACGGCGCCGGCCGCTGCCGGCTGGGCTTCATGGTGGGCGGCAAGTTGCTCTGGTGCCACGCCTTCGATCACGCCAATGCCGCGGGGGCGGTGCTGCCCTGGGCACGCACCGGCAATCTGCCCTGTCGCTACGAGCTGCGCCGCACCGGCTCGGGCACGGCCGACTTCTGGCACTGGGGCGTGTCCGTCGCCGTGGAGGGCGGGCTCGACGAGCAGCGGGGCTTCACCTTCCCGCACGCCAACACCGCGCGCGTCGCCGTGACCACGCGCCGTCCCATCCTCTCGGCGCGGGTGCGCTCTCTCGGCACCATCGCCTTCTCGGGGACGGCGACGGCGGGCGGCGCCAACAGCCTCTCGGTCGCCGGCGGTTGGATCGCGAACCAGTGGCGCGGGATGCATGTGCTGCTGACCGGCGGCACCGGCGCGGGGCAGCTCGCGCGCATCACCGGCAACACCACCACGACGTTGACGGTGGACGATCCGCGCACCCTCTCGGCGTCGCCCTTCGCGCCGGCCCCCGCGGCCGGCACCACCTTTCAGATTGGGTTGGTGAACCGCGGGCAGCTGGTGCCGCGCCAGCTCATCGTCTCGTCCGATGCGGGCGCGACCTTCGAGCTGGTTCTGAACGGCGCGCTGACCGGCGTGGCCTGGGCGGATCTGGCGGCGAGCGGCTCGCCCAACAGCCTGAGCCAGACGGATGTGGCGGCCACGGCGATCACGGGGGGCGACCGCGTCTACGCGGCCTTCACGCCGGCGGGCGGGACGGGGGTGCTGACCTTCGATCTGCGCGATGTGCAGCCGCTGGGGACGAACGTGCTCGGCAACACGCCCGATCTGCTGACGGTGGTGGCGACCTCACTGTCGGGGACGGCGAATGTGGCGGCGTCGCTCTTGTTCCAGGAGGCGATGGCGTGATGGACCCGGCGGTGCTGGCCTGGGCGCTGGCGCAGCCGGCCGGGAGCCGCGCGCAGGTGCTGGCGGCGGCCTACACGGGCGGCACGACGCGCGTGAGCTTCGAGGGGCGGACGGTGGAGTATCGCAGCCTCGACGAGCTGGGACGGGCGCTGGCGGTGCTGCGCGGGGCGGAGATCTCCGCGGCGCGGCGGCCCAGCACGACGCTGGCCAGTTTCTCGCGCGGGGGAACCGGGTGATGCCGAACCTCTCGCAGCGCATCGTCGGTGCCTGGAACGTCATTCGCGGCTACGCCGCCGCGCAGGACGGCCGCGCCTCCGCGGGCTGGGCGCCCTCGCGCGGGTCGGCCAATGCGGAGGTCGGTGCGGCCGCGGCCACCGTCGCCCGCCGTGCACGTGACGCCGTGCGCAACGACCCCTATGCCGCGCGCATCGTCGACCTCTGGACCGGCAATGCCGTCGGCGCGGGCATCACCACGCGCTGGCCGGACGACGCGCATGGCCGGGCCTGGCAGCGTTGGGCGGAGAGCATCGCCTGTGACGCCGAGGGGCGGCTCGATCTCTACGGGCTGCAGGCGCTGGTGATGCGGGCGGTGGTGGAGAGTGGCGAGTGCTTCGTGCGCTTCCTGCCGACGGTGCCTTCGCCGTCCAACCCCATCGGTCTGCGGCTGCAGGTGTTGGAGAGCGACCACCTCGACATCGCGCGGCAGGGCGTGGTGGAGGGCGCGCCAACGATCCAGGGGATTGCGATCGGCGAGGCCGGTGAGCCGGTCGGCTACTGGCTGCACCGTGTCCACCCTGGCGCCTCCTGGCTGCTGCCGGGCGGCGCCGCCTGGCTGTCCAGCCAGCGCGTCCCGGCCGCCGACGTGCTGCACATCTACCGCAAGCGCCGCCCCGGCCAGCTGCGCGACGTCTCCTGGCTCGCGCCGGTGCTGCTCCGGCTGCGCGACCTCGGCGACTACGAGGCCGCGCTGCTGATGAAAGCCAAGATCGAGGCCTGCCTCGC